TAATCAGAGATCTAGAGGATCAGTCTAAGATGTATAAGTCGCTATTGGCAAATCAGAATAGCGAAGGCAGCCACTAAAGCTCTAGAGAGTCCCAGCCAAACTCCCTGGCTACTTGCCTAGTACGAGTTCTAAATGCTGTGCCATGCTTATCCCATGCGCCTGTTTTCCAAAAGCTCATGTGTACTATCTCATGGGCTAAACTTCTTTGAATAGTATCAAAGTGTTCATTCTTTAATCTGCTAATGGTAATGATATGTGGCTTTTCTATTTCATCGTCAAAGCGATAAGTAGCCATTGCATCTTTTTCCCTAGTAACCTTAAAAGTAATTAGCTCTGGTGGTGGCAGATCCCAGTTACGCATAGGATGACACGATGCCATACAGAGATAAAGATTCTCAAGGATTAGAGGCGTTATCTTCATACCTTATTGATACATCCCCTAAACTCAAACTCCCCATTCTGTTCATCTGTAACCATAATCAACTCAGGCATTAACATACGGCCTTGATCGAATGAAAGCATTACAAAACCACTACGCCAATCTTTAGGGCTATCCTCGCAGTATTCAAAGGTAGAACTATTTGGATCAGCTAGGCATCCAGTTTGAACTCCAAAAAAAGTTCCCTGATAATTTGAAATTGGACTGCAACAGAGAACATGGGTATGCCCTGTAATAATGTTGGTATTGCCAGCAGCTACTAAGTTTGAATAGCCAGCAGTACGACCACCTTTGTATCTATGTTTAACTACTGTATTTTCCCCAATCCAAAACGACCAACAAGTTTCCCAATTAGGAAAATGATATTTAAGGCTAAATCCATCTACTCCAGAATACTCAGGCACTTTATTAACTAGCCATGCCTCATAACGCATATCGTGATTACCAAGAGTCCAGATTAAACGACAACCAGGCGGTCTATGTTTTTCTATCTCATCTAAATGCCAACGACAAGCATTAAGCTCCTCTAATACTGTAGGCTTTTGATCGTAATTAATAGAAGGAAAACGGCTAAGAACTTGTCCATCAAAAGCATCACCATTACAAATAATTACCTCTGGCTTAAAGGTGTCAATCATTAATAATAGGGCTTTAAATGCTGTAGTGGTGGTATCTGTAAAGTGAGCATCGCTAAATACAATAACTCGTTTTACTTTATCTACATCTATTCCTCTGCGTACATTGTGCGGAGTTTGTTCAATTTTTTTTAGTTTTTCTTTTTTAGGATCTCTCATTGAGGCATGAGTAGGAAGTTTGATGTCATATCTAATCTCAAGGCTTGCTCTGCGATTAAGTGCGCTCCTAGGGTTAATACCTAGCTCTTTGCCAACTAAAGTAGGAGATCCTAATCGTTTCCAACACTCTATGAATTTTTGATCTTCTTTATCAGATTGTTTCATATCTACCTTTGTCATAAGATATTGAATATAATACAATAAATTAATTAAAATTAAATGACAACATGGAATCAAGACTAAAAAACTGGGCTTGGTATGTTACTTGGGGAGTTATTGGCCCACAAGTGGAAACTACTTGTCGCAGTTTTGAAAAGAATTATGTCCCAGAGCTGGGTAATTTATACGCAGACCCAGAGCCACACTATGAGCCAGACCATGTAGACGGAGATCTGATAGAGCAGGCAATTAAGGGTTTGCCCTTGCAACTAAGACAAGTGCTTAAAATGAGATATGTCAGTCATCCTTATGCCTCACTAAATCAGTTAGCGCATAATGCTAGAACAACGCCTCATAAATTAGAAACAGATTTATACAATGCAAAAAAACGACTCCAGCAAGAACTGGATAAGAAGTCCAAGTCAAATTACCATCAGAATTTGTACAAGTTGCAAGATCAGAAAAACGACTAAAGACGGAATCCTACAATCTTATAACGAAGGAATGAATGAACGATTCATTTGCCAATCTTGCCATAGTAATAGCGACAAAACACGCTAAATGCTTGCCTGTGCTGTTTGCATCAATAGATGAGTATGTGCCAAAGGAAGTTACAGTAATCATCTCTGGGAGCGATCTAGAGTGTTCTAGGCACAATACTATCAATCTGCCAAACAACGGCAACAATTATGGGGAATCCTACAACGATGTAGTGCGCTATGCGTTTGAGATGTTTCCTGAGATTATCGTGGCAAACGATGACATAGTATTAACCCCTAGTAGCTTTAATACGCTAATAGAAGATAAAGTGTTGCTTCAAAACCACAGTCTAGGCTGGCTATGCAGTAGAGCAGACTATGTGCGTGGGGCGCAGAATATTAGGAATGGAGAAGTACGCAATGGCATTAAATATGTAGAAGAAGATCAAATATTCCAAAGCGATGTACTTTCCCCTTTATTTGGGATTATCTCTAGAGAGGCTTGGATAGATTACAAACCGATTAATTGGTATTCAGACGATATTCAATGTCTAGAGATCCGAGCTGCTGGATATAACAATTATGTTAGCCGGTCTTATGTACACCATGTCGGTAGCCAAACTGTAGGAATGGATCATAAAAAGAACAATGACGAGGCTAGGGGATGGATCAAGGATTATATGCCAGAACTGTATGAGTTATGGTTTAAATGAAATTTACTGTATATGCCCCTAGCTATAACGATAAAAGTGGTGGCGCATGGGTTCTACATTTTCTATGCGACCAACTTAACAAAATAGGTTACGAGTCTAAGATATTTATCTACGAGGCTAGTCAGATCGTAAACCCACAGTTTGACACTCCTATAGGATATTTTGAGGAATCAGTAGTTATTTACCCTGAGATTATCGTAAACAATCCACTAAACGCTACAAATGTAGTGCGCTACTTATTAAACAAGGAAGGCGCATTGCAAAAGAGGATGATTAACTGGGATAAGACAGACTACCCATTAGCATTTTCTAAAGCATTTAGGAATGACTGCGAGTCCTTGTTTTATCCTAATTGTGATTTATCTATGTTTTATGATAATGGCACAGAGCGCACTCAAAATGCTTTCTACATTGGCAAAGGGTATTTAAATGGTGATTGCCCTAAGTTAGATTGTTTTGAGATTACAAGGAGTTTTCCTTCTACAAAGCAAGAGTTGGCAGATGTATTAAGAAAGACCAAAATTTTATTTAGCTACGATGCTCTATCAGCTACCAACATAGATGCAGCCCTTTGCGGATGTTTGCCATATCTTCTACAAAAACCCATGCTAGGTCTAGACACAGCAGAGCTAGGAAAGTTTTGGGTAGAATCAACAGATGAAGTAGACCAAGCACTAGAGCAGATGTCTACTCTCTACAATAGAATACAAGTATTACAACAATCTTTCCCAGAGAGATTGGCAGATCAAGTTAAGAAAATACAAAAACACTTTGCCTTGTAGATTGCTCAAAAAAGCGTTAAAATTGTCTTGGGCAAGTTCGCCTTAAATTTGGAGTAAATATGAAAATCGCTATTGGACTATTAGCTCCAAAAAAAGGTATGGATAAAGAAATGCCTGAAGGCATGGGTTTATTAGATGAGCCAATGGCAGAGGAGTCTGAGTACGAGATTACCAAGGCTGGCAACGACACAATGACCAAAGCCTTAATGGAAACTCGTCATCTTGGCCCTAAAGATCCTGCAAACCCAGGCGATTTCTGGGTTAAATTAGTAGCGTATTGGGGTATGCCAGAAGAAGAAACAGCAAATCGATTCTGCGCTAACTGCGAGTATTTCGACAATAGCACTCAAGCATTAGAGGCAATGAAGGTTGTTCCTGAGAACGAACTGGATCGCAATGGTGGTGGTCGTGGATTCTGCCATAAATATGAGTTTATTTGCCATAATTTGCGTGTTTGCGAATCATGGGAAGAAGCAGAAGAAAAGGCAGGTGATTAATGAAAACTGGACTCTATTCCAATATCAACGCTAAAAGAAAGCGTATCGCTGCTGGATCAGGCGAAAAGATGAACAAAGTAGGTAGCAAAAATGCTCCTACAGCTAAAGACTTTAAGCAAGCAGCCAAAACTGCCAAACCTATGAAAGCCAAAAAGAAATGAAGATGACTAAAAAACAGGCCAAGATCGGCAAAGTTATGGGCGAGTACAAAGCAGGCACTCTACATTCCGGCAAGGGTGGCAAGGTAGTTAAAAGCCCATCCCAAGCTATTGCAATTGCTTTATCGGTTGCCAGCAAAAAAGCCAAATACAAAAAATGAAAATAAGGGATGCTGCCAAGATATTTGAGCGCATAGGTGTAGCTGGGTACAACAAGCCTAAAAGAACTCCAAACCACCCTACTAAAAGCCATGTAGTAGTAGCTAAAGAAGGCGATCAAGTTAAGACAATTCGTTTTGGTCAGCAAGGCGAAAAAGGCAGTCCAGATGGTAGTGCCAGAAATAAAGCATTTAAAGCTCGTCATGCTAAGAACATTGCTAAAGGCAAGATGAGCGCAGCGTTTTGGGCAAATAAAGTAAAGTGGTAAAAGTGTTGTAGAATAGCAACATCATCAACCATTAACCCAAAGGGAATGGAATGGAAAACGCTATAGAAAACAATAATGTAGAAGTTGCATCAACCAATAAGGGTGGTGCGCCTGTAGGCAATCAGAACGGCAAGAAGGGAAAGCTGTTCTACAACCAACTTAGGATCGCTCTTGTGCAAGAGGATTCACGCAAGTTGCGTATGATTGCTCAAAAGCTAGTAGATGCAGCAGAGCAGGGTGAGCCTTGGGCTATCAAAGAAGTGATAGACAGAGTAGATGGTAAGGCCGTACAAGCTACAGAGATTAGTGGTTTAGATGGTGGTATTTTAGAAACCCTAAACACTATCAACATCGTACTAAAAAAGCCTGATGGAGCTTAATGTAGAGTTCCCTGAGAAACTAGAGTTTCTATTCCAACCGAGTAGATACAAAGTTCTCTATGGTGGTCGAGGCTCTGGCAAATCATGGGGCGTAGCTAGGGCATTGTTAGTTATTGGCCTGCAAAAAAGTACAAGGGTGCTATGTGCTAGGGAGTTCCAAAACTCTATCAGCGACTCTGTTCATGCTTTATTAGCAGATCAGATTAAGTCTATGGGGTTAGAGGACTTCTACGAAATACAGAATACTGCGATATACGGCAAGAATGGGACAGAGTTCCTATTTGCTGGATTAAAGCACAACATCACCAAAATTAAGTCTTTTGAGGGTGTAGATGTATGTTGGATAGAGGAGGCACAGACTACCAGTAAATCTAGCTGGGATACGCTGATACCTACAATCCGTAAGGAAGGCTCAGAGATCTGGATTACATTCAATCCTGAGTTAGATACAGACGAAACCTACAAGCGATTTGTAGTGCAGCCACCTAGTAATGCGGTAACGCAAAAGGTGAATTGGTCTGACAATCATTGGTTTCCTAAAGTTCTACAAGAGGAAAAGGATGATCTTAAAGAGCGAGATATGGATGCCTATCTCAATGTCTGGGAAGGCAATACAAGACAAGTATTAGATGGTGCTGTATACGCTAAAGAGCTAAGAAAAGCCCAAGAAGAAGGTCGTATTAAGGACATCAATCAAGATAAGGCTATTGAGGTATCTACATTTTGGGACATTGGCTGGGCAGATATGACAAGTATCTGGTTTGTGCAAACGATACCTGGTGGTGAGGTAAGGGTCATAGATTTTTATCAGGATTGCCAAAAGCCTATAGATCATTATGTAGAAGTCTTACAGAATAGAGGCTATGTCTATCGAGATCATTGGCTGCCACACGATGCCGAAAACAAAAATATGACAGGCAAGAGCGTTAAAGATATTATGCAGAATATGAACTTGCCAGTAAGGATAACCCCTAGACTGTCTATATCAGAGGGAATTAACGCAGCTCGTATGCTAATGAATAGATGCTATTTTGACCAGAACAGATGCGCTGAAGGTCTACAAGCATTACGACATTATCGGTATGATGTAAACCCTGATACTAAAATGTTTAGTGATAAACCCTTACACGACCAACATTCCCATGCTAGTGATGCTTGGAGATATGTGGCTGTAGCGTTAGATGAACAACCGAACAACTGGAACAAAGCAATTAAGATCAACAATAAATGGATAGTCTAATGGATGAAGGCACACTAAAAGGCATACTTGATGCCGAGATAGATAACGCTATTGGCTTTATCGAGAGCGAAACTACAGATGATC